TGAGAACTTCCAGAAGGATTGGTATGAACGCACCTGGACAATCTCTTGCAGAGAGGATGGCAATATCTGGGTAGAATCATGAAGCGACGCTGTAATATTTGTCTACGGAACATAGATCACTTACGCACTGATAGGTATAATGAACACTTGACAATCTGTTACGATTGCCAAAAAGTCATTAAGAATCTTTAAACAAAACCTTTTAGACGCATACTAGGAGAAAGGGGCGAAAACTATGCTATTCTATCAAAATCCATTAAAGAAAGGATAAGGACTAGAGGATGTGGTGGGGTAGCATAGGGTATAAAAAGCGACTTTGGGGCGTAGAATGGCGTTGTAGGGCCGTTATTGGGCGTTTCTGGGCCTAGTCAAACCCGAACTTGCCGTGTACCAGTTTGGTAACTTTATCTTTTGGTTTGTTTTCTGCAGCTTTTTGAATAACTGGGATCAGCTTGGACGCTGCTGCTTGAACATACCAGGGCTGATCCTTTAATTCTTCAGTCATACTATGCAACAACGAAAGCTGAGAGCCTTCCTCCGTACCGCTCAATTTCTGGGCAGCATTCCCCATAGCACCATTCCAAAAATCTATCGCTGCCTTTCTGCCTTGAGGGATCATGAACTCCTCGAAGTCCACCAGGGCTTGCTCTCTGATTTGGTTAGTGATCACTCCAAGGCTAGCTAACAAAGTTTCGTCTGATTCTTCCGACATTAACCAGGACTCAATCTTTTTCTGAGTTCTTAGCGGAATCCAGTAAGTATAAATTACCAAGTAAAGCCCAAAGCTCAAGACCCAAACAAGAGCGAATATTTCGTCTGTCATTATAGTTCTCCCCAGACATCGGACTCCCAACCTTTACGTAACATACAACCTGCAAAAGCAAAATCTTTAGCAATAGGTAAAAAGTTTTTACTGTAATTTTTGCATTCGTTGAAATCAGATAGTAATTGTGATTTTTGGCTTTGATCTAATTCAGCAAAAGGAACTTTCTCTTTAATTGCTGATTCAGTTTCCTCTAATAGATTTGCGATGTAGTCTTTTAGATCCTGTGGTACTCCTTCTAAAGCAGCTGCTAAATCGCTTAACATTCTAAAAGAGTCTGCAGTTTTATCATACATTGCTGCTAAAACTATTCCCCTGGGTAAATTCAAATCAATAGTAGGTAATACTTCGGCAATAGCAATTAAATTATTTAGTGCATTGACTTTCGGATCTATCTTAGTTAATCCAAGCCAGGTAACACCCTGGATAATTGGAGTAAATGCTTCAATTAAACTCGGTGTAATAAGATCCCAATTAATATCGGGAACTTCTGGAGCAGCTTTCTTGACCATTACCCAACTTGCCTTATTCCTTCAAGGATTGCAACTGCTACGAGCAAGAACCTAACCAGGAGCTGTTCCCAATTATAATCTTCGTACATTAATCTCTGTAGATTCTACCTGCAATTGTACAATCCATGTCGATATTACTTGGATCGCTGGTATGTAAGGAAACTATGACCTCAGTATAAGCGGGAATAATCAATTCAACATCGTAAGGGTTGGTTGGTCCTGGTTGAAGGTCTCCGTAAATGGCGTTAACAACGTCAGTGCCGTTTAAATTAACTATGTAACCTATACGATGTGTGGCTGAAAAATTAGCACTATTATAATGAATAAATAATCTAACTTTACTGTAATAATTGCCTGAAGTGAACTTAAGAGCTTCAACCGTCGCATTAGAAACAACGATGATCCCAGAGTATGCCATGCAGTGGTTTCCCACTATTTCTAAAGCTTCCGCTGGACCAGTGAAACTTCCGCCTACTGGATTACCTGCGCCGCCTATGATAGCCATAAGGATCCTAAGGTGCGTAAGTTATTGAAATACTGCAATCCAGAGTTTCTGCAGTTGTGACACTGGCAGAAAAATCTATCTGGTTACCTGGTATAATATCGAAGAGTCCTGCAGAATTTTCGATTACTACAGGTTGCCCATCATTACCACCAAGCGGTCCTGCAGCCTGGTTGCTCCATCCTGGTCCACTGAATATCTGCTGAACCGAGACACCATCGCCTTTGAAAGCAAAAATACTGACACCATCTGTTGCGGAATCTTGTTGAGGTGTTGCACTCAAAGAGATCCTAACCACTTTAGTCATTCCTTCCGGATTTGTTGTTGATTGCGTTGACCCCATTAACTGGGTCATTGCAACAAAGGTTCCAGCCGTAAACGACTGTCCTGCTAAGCTATATGTTCGTGTTTGTAGTCCTGACATTTTTTCTCCTTATATTTTGAAGTATAGTTTTGTTCCACCTAGTTTTACTGATGGAAAGAATTTCCTTGCTAGTCCACCTGCAGTAGCCAATACTATTGCTGAGGATAGAACTGCTTTACCTTTAGTTGAAGTTGCCAAATCAATTGCATGATCTGATAACGAGGAAAATGCATCACTTAAGTCACCACCAAGTACATCCTTGATAACTCCTTTTCCTGGTGATGGTGCTCCTCCCTGGTTCAGGTATTGTGCGACGCTAAGGCCTGCAGCCATTCCAGTAATAGATGGATGCGGCATTGCGGGTTTTCTGTATCTTGCCATATTCTTTCTCCTTTTTGGATTGTTGCGCTTAGGGGAAGATCTGGTCGTGCGTTTGCGTGACCCCGTAGACCGACGAGTTAACGAGGTACGGTAAGATTTCTCAGAGATTAACTTCCCATCTCTGAAGAACATCTTGCGACCACTAGCACCTTTTCGAGTGTAGAGACCTTTCCCCTTAGGCATATCGATTAATGTTTAATCCATTATATAACCTTTTTCCACTAGCGAAAGTTAACTTTTTATAAGAGTGCATAATTTAACCTAACATGGCCGACAACCTAAATGACTTGAAGTATAGCCTGGGCACGCCATCTTTGATGCGTGGCCTTGAGAAAGGACAGGAGTGCGAAGTAAAATTCCTAACTGATCCTAAGCCTGTGGAAACAGAGCACGGTAGTAAGTTTGATATTCAGGTACAATTACTATCACATCCCCATCCTGACTATTCTTCTCTTGATAAGAAAGGGAAGCATTTGACCTGGCGTACTAATTGCCATGTCGTAAGAGTTACCATAATGGATCTCTTTATGAATGAAGTTGAGAACTTCCAGAAGGATTGGTATGAACGCACCTGGACAATCTCTTGCAGAGAGGATGGCAATATCTGGGTAGAATCATGAAGCGACGCTGTAATATTTGTCTACGGAACATAGATCACTTACGCACTGATAGGTATAATGAA